GTTGGACTGGATTTTCATTATCGTCTTTTCTTGTCCACAATAGTTTGCAATGGTGGCAGCTTCGTGTTTTTCGTCGGTGTCTCCCTGTGGTAGGTGTGGTCACGCATCGTGGCGCGATCCCAGTAAGCCACCTCGGCATATTCGTCTAGGTAAATCGCCTCTTCCCACATCGCGCGGACTTCGCCAGCGTCACCGACTGCAAGTACTTCTGCTGTGCCGTCTGCCCTGGTGCCTGTGATAAATGCAAGTGTCTGTAGCTGTGCCATTCGTTCACCTTCTTGTGTTGTTGTCGTGTGAGCATATGCCAAACAAAAAAGAGCACCCCGTGTGGAGTGCCCTTAGTTTGTGTGTAATCAATTGCTATTAGGCGGAGACTAAGCGGGAAATCATAGATGTGCCAAGGGTCTTTGCAGTCAAGAGTTCTACAGTGATGAGCTGTTGGCCCAAGTTGTAGTCATAGTGCTTGCGGATGCCAATAGTCAAGCCGCTCTCAGGGTCTGTGGCAGTCTCGTATTCGATGATTCCCTCAGCACCATTGGTGCCTGGGTCGATTGTGCCAATCACCAGACCGAGGCAAGACTTATCACCAGCTACACCGACGAGATTTTCGCCGTTTGATGGCAGGTTCATGATCTGCACAGTGCTGAAGCCAAGCGCCTGGCCGATGGTGCCAGTCTGGTAGATGCTCGTATTGCCCGTCAAATTGTAGTTCGCGAGCACGGTGCGAAGCTTGCCGTAGTAACTGTTATTCAAAAGCAAGAATCTGTTAGAATCCCAGTTCGCAGTGTCCGCAGCAGTTGCTAACGTGTTCACACTTGAGTCGTTAAAGGTGGCCACCAAGCCAGTGAATCCAGCGGCTCCGCAGTTCGCGAGAGTGACAAGAGAAAGCGCATCTGCGAGAGCATCACGCACGACTTTGCGAGTCATCACTTGGATGGATTGCGCGGGGTCAACCTTGCCAGATTGGTAATCACGCACAGCAGTGGATTGCTTGAAATGGTTGTTCAACACAGCAGACTTAAAAGTCAAGTTTGCGTTTGCTGTGTTGTAGTTATTGGTGGAATCATTCCACGCGCTCGATGATGCACCCGCCGAATAGATTGGCACAAGTGCGGTGTCCATCTTCTGCAAGCCTGTGCGGAATGTAGTAGAAAAACTCTGGAATGCAGGAAGCGCAAGCGTGGCTTCCTTGAGGGCGATTTGCCCAAGCTCTACGAGCGAAACATCATTATTGGCCATTTAAAAAACTCCTTGCAAGGGGTTGTGTGTGTTGTGTGTCCTTGCGGAGCATATGCGCGACAGAAAAAGCCCCCAGCAATTGCCAGGGGCTTTCGTTTGTGTGTAATGGCCTTTTAGCCGCGCATCGCAGCCTTAATGGCAGACTCGTGCGCCCTGTAAAACTTGGTGCGCTCTGCTCCCTTCAAAGTGCGAAGCTGTTCTAACACCCCCTCGTCGCCTGTGATGTCTGCCACGGGCACCGCTGCACCTGCGACTTGGATCGCAGCAAGGGTGGAAGCTGCTTGCGCTTTGATGCCTGCATTTGCTTGCAGAGCTTCAAGCTCAATGGCTTGCGCTTCAAACTTTTCCTTGAGTGCTGAGTACATCTTTGCGGTTGCGTCCACAACGCTTGCACGAGATTCAACAAGCGCGAACCAATCGAAGCCTTGGAATGCAAGAGCCTTGAGCGCTTTCACTCGTTCAACTTCAGCCGCTGAAGCATTCGCAGCCGCGTCTTGCAGTTGCTGCGAAGTCAGATTTGCGCCCACAGCGCCAAGTGTTTCCACCGATGCCTTGGCCTGCGCATCTTGCACAGTTACAGCGGGCTCCGCTGCGGGCTCGACCACCGCAGGCTCTGCGGTGGGTGTGGGTACTTGCGCTTCTGGTGCGGCTTCTGCTGTAGGTGCTACTTGCTCCACAACTTCTGCGAGTGGCTCCGCCTCTGCCTTGATTTTCTTCTTGGTGCTCATGCTGTTTGCTCCTGTGATTTTTAAAAGATTCTTGGCGCTCAGTTGCGCCATGACGCCAAGTGCCCGCGATGCGCTCACGCCTTGCTGCACCTGAGCTGGCACGTTTGCAAAGCCCTTTTCGAAAGCTTCGTCTGCGCCCATTAAAGTCTCTGAGTCAAGCAACGCCTCAATTTCAGGGCGGCTCAGCCCTGTAGTTTGTGCGTAAATGTCAATGAGTCCATTTGTGACTATGCCCAGGTCGCTTGCTGCCTTCTGCAAATCACTGGCATTTCCTTGTGCAGACGTCCAGGCGTTGTGCAAAAACAAGAATGAACCAGCGCACACTTGGCGCTTTGAGCCTGCTAGAAAAATGATGCTCGCGATACTTGCCGCGAGACCGCAAACCCTTGTCGTGACTTCATGGCCACAGTCCCGCAATGCGTGAAAGATCGCCACGCCGTCTGTGACAGAACCACCACATGAATTTATGTGCACAGTGACTGGCTCACCTTCTGGCACTTGGTCTAGTTGTGCAAGTACATCACTTGCGTCAATGCCTAAACCCCAAAAATCTTTTCCGATGTCGCCGTCAATTTTGATGGTCGCCATTATTTCCCCTCGGTATCGTTAATAGGTGCTGTGCTAGTGCTTTCAGCACCTTCCTCTGCGGCCTGCTGCTGGTCTGCTTGCTTCACGTTCAGAGGCTCTGCAGGCAAGTCCAGGGTATGGCCCAAGATTTCAAGCTCAAGAGCTTCCTCTTGTTTCTTTGCCGTCAAAAAGTCCTTGTAAGAGATGCCACGCTTCGCCAAGATGCTGCTGCGCGTCTCTGTGCCGCTCGCTAGTTGCATCGCTTGAGCGCTCGCGGTTTTCACCTGGTCTTGGTCAGGTAATGCTATCGGGCTCCAGCTAACTTGCTGGTGTTCCTCGGTGGGCGTTATCCCTTGCGCGAGTAGCCCTTGGAGCGTGACCCAGCGGTAGATTTCACTGAGGAAAATCACGTTTGAATCTGTCCAACGCTGGAGCAGCCGCAGAAATTTATCGAATGAATTTTTCGAGCTGGAAAAATTCACGTTCACAAAATTCGAGAGCAAAATTTCAAGTGGGATGCCTAGCGCACCGCACACGTGCCGCAGAGATTCTGTTTGAAGCGCAACGACGTCAACGCTACCCGTGCTCGAAATTTGTTGTGCAAGAGTGCCTGGTGGTGCCATCACTACAGAGCCACTTTCTAGACCGGAAATGAAGCTTTGATTTGCTTGAATGGGGTTGCCCGCATCATCAACTTGCACACCAAGGCCACCTTGCAAAGCGGTGGGGTTGGGGCTTGTCAGAATCACTGAAAGCATGGCGCGTGTGTATGCACTTTGCACTGCTGCGCCCTGCAAATCTCCCAAGTCTTCCACCTCGGGTATCACATGGGCAAGTGCCCCAAGCCCCCTTGTGCTACTTGGGCTCAGAGAGTCTGGGCGCTTGAGCAAGCGAGCGATTGGCCGCCCTGTTGCGGCGTCAGTGCGCGGGTAGAAAACAAAGTTGCTTGAGTCACCAAGTAGGTAAGCTCCATCTTTTGTTTTGCACACCCAAAAGCCAACTTCAGCGCCTGTGCGAGCATCGATTTCGACACCGTGAACTACACTATTTCCTCGACTCGTCTTTGCTTCTAGCAAGTCGTCAGGAACGCGGAGGCGCGAGGAGTCGATGACTTGGAGCCTAGACCGCACAAGGGTTTTCGCGTTGGGGTCTTCTACAAACAGAAGCAGAGCATCACCAAGCTGCACTTGCTGTGAGATCCATTGCGTGTAGATGTCTTCTAGGCTTTCACCGCGAATGCCTGCATGATCCCACCAATCCAGCCACACTTTTTGTGCTTGTGCTTCTCCGCCGATCGGCATCGGCGCAGCCATGTAAGTACAGCAGCAATTTTCAACAGCACGAGCAAGCCAATTTGACCTGTGCAAATTTTTGCAAACGCCGTGGATCGTGTAGAGCCCTTGTGCGCCAAGAAGTTTTGAGTCTTCAGAGCGCGAACCGAAACGGCTAGGCCTGCGAGCTGCTACGAAAGGGTGTACCGTGCTAAAGCCGTATTGTGCAGCGCTCACCAGTTGCCCCCACGGTCACCACGGCCGATGCGCACAGGGCGGTAGGCTGTTTTGTCAGTCTGTGCATTTACCTGCACAGCCTTGAGGTATGCGTTTAGCAAGTCGTCGTAAGTCGCATAAACGGTGGTCGTGCCGTCTGGGCCTGTAACGCTTTTCACCCGGTAGTCAGCAGGGTTGGAAGTGTTGAGCAGATTGCGCAAGGCTGTAATCAGAAGATCCATACCCTGAGCATATGCGCAGAGCTCACCAGCGTTGGCGCTGGCCTATACCTCGAATCGGAATCTTCCCAAAGCCATGCTGTCGCTGTTGTGGTGCAGGTTGTTGCACCTGTGCGCTAGGCACTACGCGAATGTTCAGCAAACCCTTGCTGTGCAGTAGCCAAAAGGCAAGCAGTGTGCTGTCTCGCAAATGATTTTGTGCGGAGCTTGAACGCTTTTTCCAAACGTGCCTCGCGGCACCCGTCTTTGGGTCTTGCTCTGTGACTTTCACCTCTGATTTAAGATGCCTGAGAAATCTCTCATGAGCATCTTCTGGTAGCTGTAGAGACCCGTTGTTTAGTGCTGCTTGAAGCATATCTTGCATGAAGGGCTGATTAATCAAATGGAGTTGGCCGCTTGAGCTTAGTTTAGATGCAAGCCCTTGCTGCATTCTAGTTTCACCCTTCGTGGGCACAGCAAGTGGCAGCATCGCTGCGAGTTTCAGGATTTCGGCCTGGTTATCACCTGCATCAAGTGCGATGCCAACAAATGGACTGCTCTTGCTCCATGGGTTATCATTGATGCAATGAAGCAAGGCGCGAGTGAGCTTGCCGGTGTCTGCTGCGTTGCGGTCTACACGCTCACTCCAGAACTGGTGCGCACCCTTTGCACTCACTGCGATACACGAAACCCAAGCCTCGTTGTCTCCGAAATCTACGCCGATGGCCCATGCCAAGCACCCTTGCGGCTGCTGGCCTCGCAGGTATGTGCCGCGTGTGAAATTGTTGTTGATGTCCGAGGTCATTATCTCAGGCTCAATCGGATCTGCACAAAAATTGGAGCGGTATTGCGGGTACAGAATTGGGTCGCCTTCTGCTTTGACTTTTTCCGCGAGGAAATCGCTGAAGTTCACGAACGCTGTTTGCAACGTGAACTTGCGGACTGAGATTTCACGGAAACTTTTTTCAGGTGTAGTGCAGTGGAGCTTTTGTGTTTTGATGAGCTGCAAATGTTTTGAATCATCAAGCACAGAGCCGCAATGTGGACACGGAATAAAGCCAAGGTGCTTATCGATGATTGTGGCAGGGTCTTTTTCAGTCTCGACGAGACTGCGCACGTCTTCGTGCGTTGGCACAAACTCACTGCTGCACTCTGGGCAAGTCCACGCAACATCGTACACTCGTGTACCTTTGCACAACGCGAGAATGTCGCCGCCAGGACGGCGTGGCGTGCTTGCAATCACTGTGAGTGCTCCGCTCTTTGAGTGAATGCGCTGGCGCTGTTCAAGATCTGCAACGGGGTTAAAGCCTAGGCTGTCGGGCAGCTCTCCGATTTCATCGATGATGACCAGCGAACTGCTGCGCTCCGCAAGCTGCGAAC